CTTCTTTTTTCTCCCCCGCCCCTTGGCCATTTCCACCACGTCGGGCGAAAAGCATTCGGGGTTTTCCAAAACGTGCCCTGCCGCCGCCTCGGCGATCTCGGGGTGGGCGGCGACGAGCTCCGCCGCGCCCGGTTCCTGTCTTTCCGACAAATCCATAATCCCTCCTATTGCAGGGCAGAGGCGTACCGCGCCTCTTCTTCCGTCAGCCGCAGCTTCGCGTCGCGGAAGCACTTCATCATTGTTCCTGCGAAGCCTCCGAACTTCGCGGACATCCGCCACTTGCCGCCGGCCTTTTCGATCCAGCCGTAGCCTTCAAGAATTTTCAGATCGCGGCAAACATTCGCCTCCGTGGTTTTAAGCTCGTGGGCAAGCGCCTTGTTGCTCATGCCTTCTATCGTTTTCCCGACCAGCTTCTCCACGGCGGCGAGGATGCGCTCCTGGCTACTTAACTTTTCCACGCGACGCCGCCTCCCTCAGCCCAAACCCCATCCGGATGAGCCAGCCCCATCTGCGCCGCTCGCCAAGCTCCTTCAGGGCTATCGCCCTGCGGTACAAAAATCCCGTCATGTTTCCCCTCCCTGCGCCGCTACAGCGCGGCCACGTCCAGCGGTATCTGGACGTACTGGCCCTGCTCGTTGCGCTCGTAAATGCGCAGATACTGCTTGCTGCCGGAGACCTGCACGCTGTCCGAGATCGCCGCCATCGCCTTCTGCCAGTCCGCGTCCTTTATGTCCAGCCGCCGAAGCCCAAGCACCCGCGCCGTGTTCAGCTTGCCGGCCTTGTCCGTCTGGAACGCGTCCTGCACGAGAATCTGAATCTCGCTTCGCGCGCCCGCCGACCACTTGCGGATGCAGTCGCCGATAAGGTCGCGCGCGATCTGCAGCCGCTCGTCGAAAACGATCTGATCGCTTATGGACACCATCAGGCGATACTTGCCGTCGTAGGTGGCCAGGGTGATGTTCCCCTTCCTGCCGCCCCACGCCTTGCCGTACTGCTCCGCGCTCGTGCCGACGAACGCGAAGATGTCGTCGCGGATGCGCGCCTTGAACGCGGCCAGCACGCCCTTCATAGCCATCGCCTCCTCCGCGATTTTCCGCACCGTCTGGTCGCGCAGCTTGTCGATCCCGCTGACCATGTCCTCCGGCACCTGCCGCCCTTGCGCGTCCGTCATGAATTTTTGCTCGCTCATTGCTCTCCTCCAAAAAGTTCCGTTTGTATTTCGCGCGCCTTTTCGGCGCGCGCCTGTTTGATAATCGCGTCCACCGCCCGCTCGCATTTTTTAGCGGCGGCGAGGGACGACGGGCTTCTGGTGCGGAAGTATGCCTTCTGGCACTCCCGCATTTGATCCACCGCAGTCAAAAAGGCTAAAAAGCCCTCCCACGACATGCTCATGTTTCCCCCGCCTCCTTGCTCGACGGCTCCCTCCGGTGTACCATTGGGCATGGAGGAAAGCGATGTTACATGGCAATGCGTACCTCGACTATGAGCACCACCGGGATCGAATTTTGGATTGCCTGACCTGCAATCCATTTTATGAGTAGCGGCGAGACACCGCGCAAGCCCCGCCATGTCCTCCGCGCTCATGCCGGCGGAGGCGGCTTCCCTCCATGCGGCCCGGATGATCCGTGCGCCCTTCGCATAAGCCATCTCCTCCGCTCCCAGGCTTCTAATTCTGCCTGCCCTCATACCGCCTCCTTGCCCCGGCTGGCGGCAATGACGGCATCAAAGCTGGGGAAGCCCAGCACCTCGGCGAACGCCTTCTTCACCTTTTCCGAATTCTTGCGGGCCTTCAGAAAATGTGTTACCATGTTCTGGGAGACTCCCGCCTTGCGGGCGACAGGCTCCAGGGTCATGTTGCGAAGCTTCAGCTGATAGTGAAGCCAGCAGCCCGTCTGCGGAGTTATGGATATGCCCATAGCTTTTCTCCTTGCGCGGCTTGGTTTCCGTGCCATAGTTTGCTCCTTCCCCATAAAGGGGCGGTTTTCCGGGATTGGGGGTTGGTTTGGCGGTCGTTCCCCCAATCTTCTTTTTTGGGCTGTAAAGTACGGTTTCTTACAGCCGACAATTTGACTATAGCCGAATTAGGGCTAAATAGTCAAGCCCTAATTCGGCTAAACGGAGATTTTTTTGGATATTGCCGGGGAATTGAAGAGGGTGCGGCTGAAAACAGGGCTCAGCCAGCAAAAATTTGCTGAATCTCTCGGTATACCGCAACGGACGTGGTCTAATTACGAAAGCGGTCGCAATTCGCCCAAGATGGCCTTCCTTTTTGAGCTAGCCGAAAAGGGCTACACCATCCCTGGGTTGACCACTGGTCTGGAACTTGGGCTAAACCGCTCGCTTACCAAGGCGGGCATGTCAAAAGAGGAGCAGGCCGAGCGGCTGGAGATAGCCCGGGCCAAGGCCAAGGATTCGCCGCCCGACACCCCCATTGATGACAGGTGGGCCCAGGATGTGGATGCCGAGTACAAGCGGCGGGCTAGCAGGAACACGCTAAAGGTATACGAGCCTTCCGAGCTTCCGGACGGCTCTTTCGTGGTGCCGTTGCTGGATCAACGGCTTTCGGCTGGCGCCGGCTCCTATGTGCCAGAAGAGGACGAGGCAACGGCGCTGATAAGGGTGCCGGGCTACCTCGCCCGGTACGGCGAGAATATTGCCGCCCTGACCGTGGACGGCGACAGCATGCACCCGACCCTGCAAAGGGGGGACATGGTGGTATGCGATTCGTGCGGCTGGTCAGGCGAGGGGGTCTACGCTCTGCGGATGGGCGGGGAGGGATTCGTGAAGCGGCTGACCAAGGCGCCGGGGAAGATAGTCATACTCTCGGACAACCCCAAGTATCCGACCCGCGAGGAGCCGGAGAACAGCCAGGACATTCAGATAATCGGGCGCGTTCACTGCGCCATAACCAAGGTTGATTGAGGGGGGGTGATATGCGGGAAGTGCTGCAGAAGGAAACGGTTGACTGGCAATTGCAGGGAATGGGGTATGTCCCTGGCGTTTACGTGTACGGCATGACAGACCCGTCGCAGGCCGATGGCTTTCGCGTTTTTGGCCGGGTGGTCGGCTTCATGCGCCCATTGGGCGATTACTGGAATTGATTGGGGGAGGGAAAAATGAAGAGAGCTATTTTTGCGGCGTGCCTGCTTTTTGCGGTCGTTTTTTCCCATGCCCAGGATCGCGGCGATGTTATCAGTTTCCTTGAGGCGAACGGGGTGCTGTTTGTTGACCACAGGACGCATTACGACGCAGCGTGGAGCCTGCTTCTGCTCAGCGGGGCACCCTTGGAAGTATACTACGGACTTCTTGGCCTCGGCGTTGCGGTCGAGCCGGACATGCTGCACCAAGGGGCAAGCCCGCTTGTTTCGGCTATACGGCGCAACAACGCCGAAGCGGTGGAATTCTTTCTGCGGCACGGAGCTGACCCTCATCGACGGCAAGGCAACGGGCGGCTCCCTATACACGCCGCCGCGTCCGGCGGCTCCGCACGCATCATCGAAATACTGATAGAGTCCGGAGCCAGCCCGAATGCAACTGAGACACGGCAGGGCTCAACGCCGCTTCATGAGGTTGTTCGGAGCAGAAGCACTTTGGACGCAATGGATCATGCGGAAAGAATAAGGGTGTTGCTTGCCGCCGGCGCGGATGTGAACGCCGTGACCGACAACGGGCTGACTCCCCTGATGCTCGCGGCAGGCAGTCCCCTTGCAAGCCTAGAGGAGATTCAGGTGCTGCTCGACGCCGGGGCAAACGTCAACGCCGTGGCCGACAACGGCCACGGCGCGCTTATAGCCGCCGCCCGAAACGCGCGCAATCCTCAAAAAATATCCATCCTTCTCGACGCCGGCGCCGATGCGGGACTGAGGGACAACACCGGCCGGACGGCGCTGGACTGGTTCGATATGAACCAGCGGATCAACAAGAGCCCCGTCAGGCGGGAGCTTTGGGAAAGGACTTTGTGAGCGATGTCTGCATTCCCGTGCTGACAGAAAACAATCGCCGACATTGAAAGCCCTGCCCTCCTTCCTTCCCCCCGCAGGAAAAAAGCGGGGCGCGACTGGAGGGAGCGCCGCGCCCATAGAAAAAACCATGCCTCCCCACCATACACCGCCCCGCCCCGCGGTTTAATCAATCCCGTTTGATGCAAACGGGCGATCCCCCGAGCTAATATCAACGCATGGCTACGGCAACGCAAAAGAGCAAGGGAGGCAGGGCATGATAGGACTGGTGAGCGTACTGGTGGGAGCGGCGCAGGCCGCGTCGCGCGTTAGGGACATAGCGGCCGCCGCGCGGACGGCCAAGGGCCTGGCGACGGCGAGGATCGCCAGCGCCAGGGACGCGGTGGAGCGGGAACGCGACAAGGCCCTAGAGGAAGTGAGGGACGCCATAGAAACGCTGCGCCGCGAGGCGGCGGAGGCGCGGGGCGCGGCGACTGAAGCCGCGCGGACGGGCCTGGCTGCGGCGATCCAGAGCAAGGCAAAGCTGGAGCGCGAGTGCGCGGACGCGGAAAAGGAACTGGAAATTTTCCGGGTGGACTGCGAAGAGGAGGAGGCCCTGCGCCGCGCGTGCGCCGCGGGAGGCGAGGACGACGAAACGCCCATGCTGCCGCAGAACGCCCAAGCGGGTTTCCCCCACGAGGGGCTGCGGAGGTTCGGGTGCTATTTCCTGTGCCTGGTTGCATGGGCCGAACGGCTGCGCGGAAACGGGTTCGGCGCGGATCGCATAATCCGGATGTACGAGGAGCTTGTCGAGGCCGGGCACGTCCGCGACGACGAGAGCACCTCGGCGTTCGTGGTAAACCCGGCCGAATGCCTCAACCACATGCTCGGCGAGCGCAGGTTCCGCTCCGCCAGCCACGAGAGCAGGAGGCCAAAAAAAGACGCTTTCATAGAGCGCGTGAGCAACGGGCGATGGCCGCACTTCATCCTGCACTGGCGCGGAGAGATATGGGACTCGCTTGCGCCCGGCGCGGACGGCTACGTCCACGACTCCTACAGGGCCGTTGTCTGAGGTAGGGCGCGCAAATGAGCATAGCATACTTCATCATGGTTGCGGTGGGCGCGGCGTTTACGGTGCTGTCGATGTTCGTCGGTGTTTTCCAATTACTGGAAAAAGAAGCAGGACGGGCGGTTCGACATGCTCCATCACACGCTGGAGAAGATGGTGGGCAGGGAAGCGGAGTTCCGAAGGGAAGTGGACGCGCGGCACGAAAAGCGCCTTGACAACATCGAGAGCCTGCTGTCGTCAAGGTTCGAAAGCCGCCTGAGCACAATCGAGGGCCAGCTAAAAGGGATGAACGGCACCCTCAGCATAATCAAGGAATGGTTCGTCAACAATGCCGGCAAGAAGCTGGGGGGAGGCTGACGATGGCGGACATTTTCTCGCCCATGCGCCGCATTTTCATTTTACAGGGCCTTGAACAGGCGGCGGGCCGCGAGCTGTCAAACGAGATGCTGCAGAGGCTCCTCAAGTCCCTCGCCAGCCCATGCTCAATCGCCGAAGTGAATTCGCAAATCGCATGGCTCGAAAACAGGGGCTACGTCACGGCAGCGCGGCTTGGCGAAGGCGGATTTGTCAACGTCAAAATAACCCGCGCCGGCATCGACGTGGCCAAGGGCTTCGCGAGGGCCGACGGGATAGACCAGCCCCCGGAGGAGTAGCATGGGGCAAAAGAGCGCGGTGGACAGGCTGCCCAAAAGGCTCCGCGACAAGCTGCTGGCGATGCTCGCCGATCCGGCCTGCACGCAAAAGGAAATCGTCGAAGCCGTGAACGCCGAGGCGGGGAAAAAGGTGCTGTCAAAAAGCAGCATGAACCGCTACGCGATGCGGATGGAAAAATTCTCCGCGAAAAACAAGCAGGCCCGCGAGATAGCCGAGGCGTACCTTGAGCGCTGCGGCGCGGACAGCCGCAACAAGATGGGCAAGGTGATCAACGAGCAGATAAGGCTGGCCGCATACGATCTGATGCTCGAGCTTGACGAGCTGAAGGAGAGCGCGGAAATAGACGCGGCCGCCCTGACGGACATCCTGCTGAAGGTGTCAAAAAGCCTGAAGGAAATAGAGCACGCCGAAAAGCTCAACGCCGAACGCACGGACGCGATACGCAAGGCGGCGCTTGCGGAGGCCGCGGAGATCGTGGGCAAGGAAGGCCCGAAGGCCGGGCTTTCCGATGAGTTCGTCGCCGAACTAAGAAAAAAGATTATAGGGGGGTAGGGTGGGAACTATTACCGTGAAAATACCGCTGATAAAAAAATCCGCGGCCTGCGTCGAATGCAGGCATTACGGCGGCCGCAGGGAGGAAGGCGGGGAAAAGTTCGGCTGGTGCCTGAAGCATAATCAGCGCATCACGATGGATGTCGCGCTGGGTTGCAGTCCCAGAAAATCATGGAAAAAGAAATGAGCGCGGAAATCCTGCTGCCGTACCAAAAGGCGTGGCTCGCCGACGAGAGCGGGGTGAAGGTCTGGGAGAAATCCCGGCGCATAGGCGCGTCCTATGTCGAGGCGCTTGCCGCCGCGCTGGAGGCCGCCAAGTCCCGCGAGGCAGGCGGGCAATCGACTTATTATCTTTCTTACAGCAAGGAAATGACGCAGCAGTTCGCGCGGGACTGCGCCTTTTGGGCTAAGCACCTTAACGCCGCCGCGCACGAAATGGAAGAGGTGGCCATCAAAGACGAGGACAAGGACATCACCGTCTACCGCGTGCGCTTCGCGTCCGGCTTCGAGGTCTGGGGGCTGCCCTCCACGGCGCGGTCGCTGCGCTCGAAGCAGGGGCGCGTGGTCATCGACGAGGCCGCCTTCGTGGACGATCTCGGCGGGCTCGTCAAAGCGGCGATGGCTCTGCGCATGTGGGGCGGGTGCGTAAGGATACTGTCAACCCACAACGGCGACGACAATCCCTTCAATGAGCTTGTCAAGGAAATTCGCGAGGGCAAGAAAGATTATTCCTTGCATCGCGTTACTTTCGACGAGGCTTTGGGGCAGGGCCTATACGAGCGCATCTGCCTTGTCGCCGGCGAGCCGTGGAGTACGGAAAGGCAGGCCGCGTGGCGCGAGAGGATAATCGGCGAGTACGGCGACGGCGCGGACGAGGAGCTTTTCTGCCTGCCGACGCGGGCGGGAGCGCGCTACTTCCCCTCGTCGCTTGTCGAGGCCGCCGCCGATCCCGGCGTGGCGGTCGTCCGCAAGGCCTGCGAGGATTCCTTCACTTTCGAGCGCGAGGACAAACGCGCGAAAGAGTTTGACAAATGGCTCAAGGGCGAGATCCGCGACATCCTGCTGATGCGAAAAAATCCAGTTTACGTCGGCGAGGACTTCGCGAGGTCTGGCGATCTCACGACTATTTTTTTTGACGAGGAATCGGACGGCAAGCTGCTAACTTTTCTTGTGGTAGAGCTTCGCAACGTTCCTTTCGCCCAGCAGTGGCAAGTCATTAAATACTGCATGGACATTTTGCCAAATCTAGGCGCGGCCGCGTTCGACTCGCGCGGCAACGGGCAGATGATCGCCGAGCTCGCCGCGCAGGAATGGCCGGGCTACGTGCATCAGGTGATGATCTCGACGAAATGGTACGCGGAGAATTTCCCGAAGCTCAAGGGGATGATGGAGGACGGCATGACCAACCTGCCGGACGATCCGTTCATCCGCGACGATTTCCGCGTGGTTGGATTGAAAGCCGGCGTTCCGTGCGTCGTCGAGCGCAGCGGCGGGCCGAGGGAGCGGCGGCACGGGGACGGCGCGATTGCCAAGCTCATGGCCAACTTCGCCGCGAGAGAGGATGAGGCCGGCGGGTACCAGCCCATGACATACGAGGCCGTGGCGACGGCCAACAGATACAGGGGAGGAGGGGGAAAAGACAAATGGCGCGACTGAACGGCAGGCGGCAGAGGCCGCGCCAATACGGCACGGAAAAGGAAAGGGCCAAGCGCAGGTACCTAAACGCGGAGGAACGCGCCTTTCCGGTTCCCAACTCCAACCGCCACCCCTGGGGCGATTTCTCCCTTCTGCATTCGCTCACCCCCGAACGCCTCGCGCAAATCCTCGACGACGTGAAGCGCGGGGAAAGCCCGGCGGATTTTCTCGAGCTGGCGCAGGACATCGAGCTGAAAGACCCGCATTACCGCTCGGTGCTGTCCACGCGCAAGGACGCCATTACCGGCCTGGAAATCAAGGTGGTGCCGGCGGGCGAGGACGGGCCTGACGCGGCCATTGCGGAGGCCGTTGAAAGGGACATTGTCAACAATTCCACTGCCAAGATATACGCGCTGATCAGGGACATGCTGGACGCGCTCGCCAAGGGCTTTTCCGTCAGCGAGATCATTTGGGACACCTCTGCGCTGCCGTGGAAGCCGTCCGCCTACAAATTTCGCGATCCCAGGTGGTTCCAGTACGATCAGGAAACCGGCGCGAAGCTCATGCTCAGGGAGCCGCACGGCAGCGGGCTTCTGCCTCTCGCCCCCAACAAATTCGTGATCCACGAGCCCCACCTCGTAAGCGGAAAGCAGATAACGGCCGGCCTCGCGATGCCGGCGCTGTATTACTGGATGCTGAAGAGCTACAACATTTCAAGCTGGGCGGCGTTCATCGATAGGTACGGCTACCCCATAAGGCTCGGCCGATACGGGCGCAAGGCCACCGAGCCGGACATCGCGACGCTCAAACGCGCGGTGGCCCAGATAGGCCAGGACTTCGGGGCGGTCATCCCGGAAAGCGCCCAGCTTGAAATCCTCGAGGCGAAAAAAACGGGCGAGGCTTCGGGCGTGTACCAAAAGCTCGCCGACTGGGTGGACAGGCAGGTATCGAAACTGGTGCTTGGGCAAACCATGACCACCGACGACGGATCGAGCCGTGCCCAGGGCGAGGTGCACGACCGCGTCCGCGGGGACATCGCCGACTCGGACATCCGGCAGCTGGAGGAGACGCTTAACGCGTCGCTGACCGTTCCCTACGTGCGGCTCAATTTCGGGGAGCGGGAGCGCTACCCCAAAATAAGGATACACAAGCCCGACCACCGCGACATCAAGACGATAATCGCCGCGGTGAGCCAGCTAGGCTCGCACGGCCTCGCTATGAAGGCCGACGAGATGCGCTCCATTTTGGGGGTCGCCAATCCGGAGGAGGGGGACGAGCTTGTCGGCAGAAGGCAGGACGGGGCCGCCGCGCCCGCGCTTGCGGAAACGGGACGGCCCGGCGCGGACGAGATCGACGGCCTTGTCGAAGGCGAGGAGTGGGGGGACGGCTGGGCGGAAATCAGCGACGACGTTGCCGGCGCGGTGGACAGGGCGCTCAACGCCTCGACCGACTTCGCGTCGCTGAAGAAGGAGCTTGATAGGCTCGCTGGCGGGTGGCCCGCCGGCAAGATCGCGGAATGCGTGGCCCTCGCCACTTTCAAGGCGCGGGCTTTAGGCGAGGAAGTATAGGAATGGACGCGATCGAGGAAACGATGGATGCCGAAACGACGGTCGAGACAAAAACGGTAAAGATGGCCGGGACGGGAAGCGATGCGTTCAGACGCGGGGCATCCGCAGGAAACGGCGTATCTATCAACCGCCAGGCCACGGGTCAAGGCGGGCGCTACATTGAGAGCGGCCAATGATGCCGAGGGAGGCGCTGGCGTTCCTGCGCGGCAAGCGGCTGCGCCCTGGCTTTTCGTACAAGGACGTCTGGCGCGAGGAGCACGCCGCGGCCTTCACCGTGGCCAAGGCGATGCAGCTTGACGTGCTGGCCGATCTCCACGCCGCCGTCAATACCGCTATGGAAAAAGGCCAGACCTTTGACTCGTTCAGAAAGTCCGTCGAGCCGACGCTGCGGGAAAAAGGCTGGTGGGGAAAAAAGCAGACGCTCGATCCCCTCACCGGGGAAGAGGCAACGGCCCAGCTCGGATCGGCCCGCCGCCTGAAAACCATTTACAACGTCAACATGCGCCAGGCGTTCCTGCGCGGCCAGTACGAGCGGATAATGGGCAAC